AGAGGCTGTTAAGTTTAATTTAGACGGTGAAATAATAAATTTAAATCCAAAATTTTTTGAGATGTTTATGGGGCCTTTTATGAAAGATCCTGAAATGTTAAAAAGAAGAATTGATGACCTAAAACAGGAGATCAGAAGAAATAAAAAAATTTTTAAAGCCGCTGACGGTGGAGTAGCAGATCTACTAAAACTATGACATTCACATTTAAACACCCTAGTAAATACAAGAAACTATCGACAGGAGCCCCTCCTAAATCTGGCCCTACACCACAAGGGTTGAATGTTGACTATAATACTGTTAAGACGGTAAAACTGGAGAAAACAAATGGCAGAAATAGACAAGTCTTTACCGAACGTAAAGCAAACAATAAACGTACCTAGTCCTGAAGAGATAGTAGTAGATATTCAAGATCAGCAAAAAGAAATAGCTGATAACCCACCCCTAAACATAAAACCAAATGAAGATGGTAGTGTTGATATAGAATTTAGTCCGTCTGTTGCTGGTGAAGAGCAAGGACAAGATCACTTTGCAAATCTTGCAGAGTTATTACCAGAAGAAGTATTAAAGCCTATCGGCAGTGAACTGTTTTCTAATTATCAAGATTACAAAGCATCAAGAAAAGATTGGGAGCATGCATACACAAACGGTTTAGATCTTTTAGGATTTAAGTATGAAGAAAAATCAGAACCGTTTAAAGGCGCATCAGGTGCAACACACCCAGTATTAGCAGAAGCTGTTACACAGTTTCAAGCATTAGCGTACAAAGAATTATTACCATCACAAGGACCAGTTAGAACACAAATCATTGGTGCACCAACTCCAGACAAAGAAGCACAAGCACTACGTGTAAAAGAATTTATGAATTACCAAATAATGTCAGAGATGAAAGAGTATGAGCCAGAGTTTGATCAGATGTTATTTTATTTACCATTAACAGGTTCAACATTTAAAAAAATTTATTACGACGAGATTATGCAGAGAACAGTTTCTAAATTTGTTTCTGCAGATGATTTAATTGTTCCGTATTCAGCTACCTCATTAGATGATGCGGAAACAATTATTCATGTTGTTAAAATGTCAGAAAATGAATTAAGAAAGCAACAGGTCGCTGGATTCTACAGAGACATTGAGTTGTCACCAGGACAAAGCGAAGAGACAGAGTCACAGAAAAAAGAACGAGAGCTAGATGGCATGAGCAAAAGTAGAGACCAACAAATGTTTACGTTGTTGGAGTGTCATGTAAATTTAGACATAGAGGGTTTTGAAGATACTGATAGCGCTGGTCAAGCGACAGGTATCAAGTTGCCTTACATAGTTACAATCGAAGAAGGATCTAATGAAGTATTATCTATTAGAAGAAACTACGAAGTAAACGATGCAACTAGAAGTAAGATACAATATTTTGTTCATTTTAAATTTTTACCAGGTCTAGGATTTTACGGTTTTGGTTTAATTCACATGATAGGTGGATTATCTAGATCTGCAACTGCAGCCCTTAGATCTTTGCTTGACGCTGGAACCTTTTCTAATCAGCCATCAGGATTTAAGATGCGTGGTATAAAATTAAGAGATGAAGCAGCTCCGATACAACCAGGTGAATTTAGAGATGTAGATGCACCAGGTGGTAATTTAAGAGATGCATTTATGCCTTTACCATTTAAAGAACCATCAGGCACATTGCTACAGTTGATGGGTATCGTGGTTCAGGCAGGACAAAGGTTTGCCTCTATTGCTGACTTACAAGTCGGTGAAGGCAATCAACAAGCGGCTGTTGGTACAACTGTTGCTATGTTGGAAAGAGGATCTAGAACAATGTCAGCCATCCACAAGAGGCTCTATGCCTCAATGAGAAGAGAGTTTAGTTTAATGGCTAGAGTCTTTAAACTTTACCTACCTCCAGTCTATCCCTATGACGTTGTTGGCGGTCAAAGACAAATCAAGCAATCTGATTTTGATGACCGTATTGACATACTGCCAGTTGCAGATCCCAATATCTTTAGCCAAACGCAAAGGATATCTTTAGCTCAAACTGAAATGCAGCTGGCAGCATCTAATCCTGCTATTCACAACCAGTATGAAGTTTACAGAAACATGTACGAAGCATTAGGTGTTAAAGACATAGATTTAATTTTAAAAAAACCACAACCACCAATGCCAAAAGATCCAGCGTTAGAGCACATTGATGCGTTAGCTGGTAAACCTTTTCAAGCATTTCCAGGTCAAGACCACCAAGCGCACATCACAGCGCATTTAAATTTTATGGAAACTAACATGGTGAAAAATTCACCAGTGATAGGTGCTGCAATACAAAAAAATATTCTAGAACACATTAGTTTAATGGCGCAAGAACAAATTGAAATGGAGTTTAAACAAGAATTACCACAACTTGCACAGATGCAACAGATGGCTATGCAAAACCCACAACTACAAATGCAGGTTAGAATGCTAACAGAGAAGATTGAAGCTAGAAAAGCAGTGTTAATATCAGAAATGATGAAAGATTTTGCTGAAGAAGAGAATAAAATTACGTCAAGATTTGATAATGACCCTATTGCTGCACTAAGATCTAGAGAAATAGACTTACAAGCAAGAGAAAATGAGAGAAAAGAGCGTGAAGGTAAGGAAAGATTAGACCTAGATCGTATGAAAGCGATGATGAATGACCAAAATCAAGATGAAAAACTAGATCAAAACGAAAAACTGTCTAAGTTAAGAGCTGATACGTCTATTCAAAAAACTATTTTAAGTAAAACTATACCATCAACGGATAAAATACCAAATCAAGTATCAATTGTTAGAGGAGAGGAGTAAAATTTATGGCATTTCCTATTTTAGGTGCACTAAAACTTGCAGTAAACGCTGGTTCGCACATTTATAAGAAGAAAAAAGAAACACAAATGATGATGGCTAACGCACAAGCCAAACATGCTGAGAAAATGGCAAACGGTGAGTTAGAATATTCTGGAAAATTACTAGAAGCTAGACAATCGGACTGGAAAGACGAATTCGTATTGGTCGTTTTAACGCTCCCGATACTAGTGATTGCTTGGGGAGTCTTCTCAGACGATCCGGGTGCGTCTGCAAAGATAAAAGAGTTCTTTGAACAATTCCAACAGCTGCCGTCGTGGTTCACAAATTTGTGGATTCTTGTCGTTGCGAGTATATATGGTATAAAGGGAACTCAAATTTTTAAAAACGGAGGAAAAAAATGAGAAAAGACTACGGTACAAGAAATAAAATGATGGGCGGTGGCATGATGAAAAAAAGAACTATGATGAAAGCTGGCTCAAACGGTAAACTTAAAATGGTAACAAAGAACGGTAAAAAAGTTCCTTTCTTTGCTGCTGATGGCAAAGGTCCAAAAGATCTTGGCAAAGCTAAAATGATGAAAGGTGGCAGAGTTAAGAAAATGGGCGGCGGCATGTCTAAATTAAATCCAGGCCTTAGAAAATTTATGATGGCTAAGAAAAAAGCTAAGTAATGGCCAGACCTGGTTTATACGCAAACATTCATGCAAAGAGAAAGCGTGGAGGCAAGATGCGTAAGAAAGGTGCGAAGGGCGCACCAACAGCAGCTAACTTTAAAAGGGCTGCACAAACAGCGAGGAAAACATAATGACTAAACTATGTCCTAGAGGTAAAGCCGCAGCGAAGCGAAAATTTAAGGTGTACCCTAGTGCCTATGCAAATGCGTACGCTTCTAAAATCTGTGCTGGTAAGATTAAAGATCCATCTGGCGTAAAAAGAAAAGATTTTAAAGGTCGTAAGCCAGCTGCTATGGGCGGTAGAATATACAGAGCTGGAGGCGGACTTACAGAGGCTACTGAGAGACTAAGACGACAAGGTCTAGGTATGGGTGGTAGCGCTTGCATACAAATAAAAGGTTTTGGTAAAGCTAGAAGACCAAACAAGTAACATGGCAAAGAACGGTTTAAAAAAATGGTTTGCCCAAAAGTGGGTAGATATTGGTAGCAAAAAGAAAGATGGTTCTTTTGCTAAGTGTGGCCGTTCAAAACAAAAGGCTGATGCAAAACGTAAGTATCCAAAATGCGTGCCTCTTGCTAAAGCAAGACGTATGACAGAGGGACAAAGAAGATCTGCTGTTTCAAGAAAGAGAGCAGTTGCACAAGGTGTTGGTGGTAAACCAACTAATGTAAAAACTTTTACTAAAAGAGCAAAAGCTGCAAAAGGTTATGCAGCTGGTTACATTGGTAAAAGTATTAAAGGTAATTACGGAGGAGTTGAGTTATCTAATCCATCATATGTTAAATATTATGGAAGAAAGTTCATGCCATGAGAAATGATTTTGCAGTAAGAGAAGATCTAGCAAAAGGAGGCATGCCTCCAAGAAATAAAAAAAATTTTAGACCAACTAAAAAAGGTGCTGGTATGACAGCGGCTGGGGTGAAAGCTTATAGAAGATTAAACCCTGGTTCTAAATTAAAAACAGCGGTCACTGGCAAAGTCAAACCAGGATCTAAAGCTGCTAAGAGACGTAAATCTTTCTGCGCAAGAAGCGCAGGTCAAATGAAAAAGTTTCCTAAAGCTGCGAGAGATCCTAACTCAAGAC